AGAAAGTTCAGTTTTTGAAATTCAAAGAGTTGGGACAGTTGGTGTATCAACTAACGCTAGAGTTGTACTAACCATAAATGAAAAAACACCAGATACATTATTTTACAAGTTAGACTCTGTTTATGAGAGCGATTTACCGACGGTAAAATCTGAAGTTAATGTTGACTCAGAAGTTCAACTGAATAACAGAGTAATTTCTAAATTTAGTTTGTATAATGGTAAACATGTAATAACTTCCATCTCTTCAACAGAGTTTACTTATCCCTTAAGTATAAAACCAGAGAGATCATCTTATGTTTCCTCCACATCATCTTTAAAATATGAAACCGATTGTGTACATGCTTTTGGTCCTATTTCTCAGATTGAGATTAAAGATAAAGGAAGAAACTACTATACTTTGCCTGGAATTACTTCAGTAAAATCTAGTATTGGTTCTGGAGTTATTTTAGAAATATCTAGCACCTCGATAGGAAATATTAAAAAAGTAAAAATAAAAGATATTGGATTTGATTTTCCATCTGATAAAACAGTTAGACCAAGTGCTTCAATTCCACAAATAATTAAAATAGATGCTTTGTCATCATTTGATTTTATAGGAATTACCTCTGGAGGTAGAGGTTATTCTCGTGCTCCAAAATTACTTGTTTTTGATGGTAGAACAAATGCTCTTGTAAATGATGTTGACTTAAGATATTCGCTGGGAGATAATCAAGTATCTATATTTAAAAATACATTTGGTATTAATAATACAAAACCCACGATACTTCCAATACAAAATACGAATGGAGTTTTGATTCAACATGTAGGATACAACACAACAAACAAAAATGTAACAGTCAAACTCGCCGTTGGATTTAGCACGGCAGATTCTTGGCCTTTTGCTGTTGGTGATAAAGTTTTGATCGAAAATGTTAGTGTTGGTATTGGATCCACGGGAAAAGGATTTAATTCACAAGATTATAATTACAAGTTGTTCACACTGACTGGTGTAACAACTAATCTTGGGGGAATTGGATCTGTTACTTATAGTCTGGATGGTTTAGTAAATGATGGGGAAATTGTAGGGACGTTCAGCACCGCGACCTCATCTGGTAGAATTATTCCCGAAAAATATTTTCCAACATTTAATCCTATATTAAAAACAAATAATTATGCTGCAGGAGAAATTGTAATATCAAAATCATCATCTGTTACAGGAACTGTTGAAAGTTGGGATTCTAAAAATGCAATTTTAAAAATTTCCTCTAAGGAACAATTTATTAGTGGTGAAATTATTGAAGGTTTATCATCCAAAACTCAAGGAGTTGTCTCTACTGTCACATCTTTTGACGCATCTTTTGTTGTTGGTTCCTCATCAATTGTTACTCAAGGATGGCAGAATATATTTGGATTCTTAAACAACAATCTCCAAAGAGTGCAAGATAGTTTTTACTATCAAAAGTTCTCATACTCTTTAAAATCAAAAGTGGCATTTGATACTTGGAAGGATCCAGTGAGTGCTTTGAATCATACTTTAGGTTTTAAAAAATTTGCTGATTATCAGTTAGAGTCAGCTCTTCCAAGGGATAAACAAACTGATATGAAGATTGGTTTATCAACTGAATTAGGTTATGTTGAAACTATTTTAGATCTAACCAGGTTTGTTAATTTGAACTGTGTGTTTGATTTTGATCTAGTTAAAGAAAATTCTATTAATCTTAACTCTACAATTATTTCAGATAAAATTATCTTTTCAAACAGAATTTTAACTGATTATGAAGAATCAATTGGAAATAGAGTTTTATTAATTGATGATATCAGTGGATTGTTTAACAGTAACCCAAGAGGAACAGTATTTAGTGTTGTCAATACATTCAATTTATCCTCTGTCAGAGCACAAAAGTATATTACGTTTGTAACGGATAGAAGGTACACTGCTCAGCGTCAACTATTGATAGTTGATTTAATTCATGATGGATCTTTTGCTTATATGAATCAATACGGAAGAGTTGAAACTGTTTATGATCAAGGATCTTTTGATTTCTCAATTTCTGGATCAGACGGTCAACTTTTATTCTATCCAACTCAATCAAGTATTAACGATTATGATATAACTTGTTTATCCTATAACCTAGATGATAATCTTTTAAGCACTGGATCTACAAGTATTGGAGGAGTTCTATTAATCGATACTGATAGTGTTTCTTTATCATCCGGAGTCACGACTAGCATAGTTGGAATTGCTAGTACTTATAGTTCTGTTAAAGTTCTCGTTCAAATAACTCCTGATATTAACTCTAATGAGTTTGAATTTGAAGAATTGAATATTGTTCATGACGGTACAAATATTGAACTATTAGAATATGGACAGTTAACAACAATTCCAACTGCTTTTGGTAGTTCAGGTTTAGGAACATATCATCCTTACTATAGTGGATCGAATTTAAAGATTGATTTTATACCTAACTCTGGAGTTGGCATTGGGACAACTGGTGCGATTAATATAATACAAGTAGGATTAGCAAATTCATCATTTAGTGGAATCGGAACACTTGATCTAAAACATGCTAAGATTGAAGTGAGAACAACCTCAATATCCTCCTCAGGGTCTCCTGGTCTAACCACAGTTGGACAATATCCAAATGAATATGATGCTGCTTATTTTGTGGTTCAGGTCGTGGACACTACAAATAATAGGTGTCAAATGTCAGAGGTTATTGTTGTTGACGATTATGTCAATACAGCAACTTCATATGATACTTATGATACTGAGTTTGGTATTGTGCAAACACATTCTGGTCTCGGAACGATTGGGTCAAGAGTGTCTGCAGCAGGAACTGTTGAGTTGCTCTTTACTCCCATTCCAAGTATTGATGCACAGATAAAAGTTTTTATGAACGCTCTACGTCATCAAGATGATAGTAGAGATACGATAAGTTTTAATAATGGAACTATTGAAACCTTCTTTTCTAACTATACAGGAACTGAGAGAGATATTAAGAGATCTTTTGATTTAAAATATAAATCAGATCCAATTTTTGAGAGATATTTTAATGGAGGTAGCAGTTCAGTTGTAGATTTGACAGATAATACAATCTCTATTCCAAATCACTTCTTTGTGACTGGGGAGAGTGTTGTTTACTATCAATCTGGAGCGGGAACAACCCAGGCAATTGGAATTGCAACAACAACAATCACTGGGGTTGGATCAACAGATAAATTAACTCCAGGAATAACAACAACAAATAGTCTTTTTATTGTAAAAGTAGACTCAAATAAAATTAAACTCGCGTCCAGCGCACAAAATGCACTAAAAGTTGTTCCAGATGTTTTAGATTTAACAAGTGTTGGTATTGGAACTTCACACCGTTTTGTTTCCACAAATCAAAACGCAAAGGTTGTCATTTCTCTAGATAACATTATTCAATCACCGGTTGTATCGACTGCGGTAACCACTACTCTCTCGGATCAAGTTTTTACAACTGATGACATTATTAAATTTAGTGGAATAACTTCATTCTTTGGTGGAGATTTGATTAAAATTAGTAATGAAATTATGAAAATTGAAGGCGTTGGTGTGGGTAGCACTAATGCGATCAGAGTTCGTAGAGAATGGATGGGGACATCACTCGCTGGATATTCTACGGGGCAACTAGTCACGAAGGTCAATGGTAATTATAATATTATTGATAATATTATTACATTTACAGAGGCTCCATACGGTAATACCCCCCTCGGAACAAGTACGAATTCGCCAGATGAGAGAGATTGGACTGGAATATCCACATCATCGTCCTTCCATGGGAGATCATTTATTCGATCTGGAATAACAAACTCCTCTGACGATACATATCACAAAAATTATGTCTTTGATGATATTTCATTTGGATTTAATGGAACAAATAAAAACTTCACTTTAAAATCTAATGGGGTTGATGTTTCAGGGATAACCAGCGAGACTGTAATCTTGATTAATGATGTCTTCCAGGGTCGAGGGAACTCATCTACTTATGTTTTAAATGAAAGTTCTGGAATAACCACAATTAGTTTTAATGGAACTGCACAAGTTATAACGTCTGATGTTGGAATATCCTCATTCCCTAAAGGTGGAATTATTGTTTCTGTTGGATCAACTGAAGGATTTGGATATCAACCATTAGTTTCTGCAGGCGGAACAGTTGTTGTCTCCTCCGCTGGAACCGTTCAATCAATCACAATTGGAAATACTGGTTCTGGTTATAGAGCTGCAGCAACATACGAAATTCTTACTGATATTTCCAATTCTGTTGGAATTGGTTCAACCATCATTTTCTTAGAAAACAACAATAGTGTCTTCAGTCTATTAAGTCTACTTAATACTGGGTCAAATTGTAGTATTGGTGTTGGAACATTTATTGGAATTGGCAGCGTCATCACCTCAGTTGGATCTACCTTTGTTCGAATAGGAACTGCAGCGACAAGTCAATATACCATCCCATCTGGAACACAAGCAGTAATTAAGGTATCAAACCCACAAATCGGAATTGTTAATGTTAGCGTTACTAATAATTCTGTTGGTGTTGCCACAATCACTCATGTTGGTTATGCTACAATTATTTCTGGGAGCATATCAACAACAGTAACGATTACTAATCCTGGATCTGGTTATACGACCACAAATACTCCTTTTACGATTGTTGATAGTCCAGATTCATACTCTAATATTCCTCTTCGTTATAGTTCATCCTCGTCTGGAGTCGGGACAGAAGCAAAAGTTGATATCGTTGTTGGACAAGGTTCAAGTGTAATAGATTTTGAAATTACTAATACTGGTTATGGTTATAGAAATGATGACATACTAACTGTTCCTGTTGGCGGATTAACTGGTATTCCAACTTCTGCTAATTTTAGTGAATTTCAAATTACAGTTCAAAATATTTTTACTGATGAATTTAACGGATGGTCTATTGGAGAACTTGAAGTTTTTGATAATTTTGATGAATTATTTGATGGCAGCACTCAAACTTTCCAATTGACAAAAGGTGGATTTATTAAATCAATCGTCGCTGCAAGAGGATCAAATATTGTTGTTCAGGATACTTTACTCATTTTTATTAACGATATTCTTCAAGTTCCTGGAGAAGGTTATGTTTTCCCGGGTGGAAGTATCATAACATTTACAGAAGCTCCAAAAGTTGGAGATACCTCAAAAATTATTTTCTATAAGGGAAGTGGAAGTGTTGATGTTGCGAGTAGAGAAATCATTGAAACTGTTAAGATTGGTGATGATTTAACAATTGGATATGATGCATCTATTGGTCAAACACCATATCAACAAGAGGATGAAAGAACTGTAACTTCCATTAATTCAACTGATGAAGTATCCACAGTTCCATATTTTGGCCCAGGAAACACTGCAGATGAAACTCTGTTAAGACCAGTTGTTTGGTGTAGACAAACTGAGGATAGAATAATTAATGAAAAAGGTGTTGGAAAAGATAGAGAACTTTATGAACCAAATATCAATCACTTTGGCTATGTTATAAAAACAGTTGGTGTTGGATCTACTGCAATCTATGTTGATAATGTTAGACCATTCTTTAATGCCCAAAATGAAAATGATACTACTTTAAATTTTCAAAATAGTATCACAATTATATCACAAGAAAATAGATCTGATGCTATAGGAACAGCGGTTGTCTCTGGTTTAGGAACAATCTCTTCTGTTGTTATTTCTGATGGTGGTGTTGGATATACAACAGCAATCGTAAGTTTTGGATCAACTGTTGGAGTTGACACCTCCACAAGAGCATTTGGATCTGTGATAATTGGAGCTGGCGGAACTATCACTGGCGTAGCAATTACAAGTCCGGGAGTTGGGTACACCTCATCCAATCCACCTCAAGTCCTTATTTCATCATCCAACCCTGTAGTTGAAACAAACAGTGTATCTTCATTCTCTGGTGATTCTGGTGTGATCGTTGGATTTGGAACAACGACACAATCTTCCGTTGATAAACTTATATTTGATTTCTATATTCCACAAGATTCTTTCTTAAGAAATACAACTTATGTTGGAACTGCTGTTACTTTAAGTTCGATAGATGTTAATGACTACTTTGTTGTTTATAACTCTAATGTTGGTGTCGGGAGCACAACAATAACATCAAGAGATCTTTCAAATAACACAATTGGAATAGGAACAAGTTTTGTTGATAATGTTTATCAAGTTGATACTGCATTTACAACACAATCAACAGTAACTGGGATTGGGCTTACTCACGTAAGAAGAGTTTTTGCTCGGATAGCAGGTATTGGAACAATTGACTTTAGTTCCACATCAATAACATTTGACTCCACTGTCTTTACTTTTGATTCTTCGGGTGGTGTTGGAAGCGCATACACTGGAATTATAACAACATCAAGTTACTTTGGTAATTTTAGTTGGGGTAGAATAGATCTCACTACAAGAACAGAGTCGAACGAATTTAATTTTTATGGTGATAGAAGAGTTGGTGGCATCACGACTTCAGCGATTGTTCAAAGAACTAAACCTCTTAAATTTAAAAAGTACCTAATCTAAATACTTCTAAACTAAAACATCTATAATGGCAAGAGTAGCAATAAACACTGGAGCAGCAGCTAATGATGGCACAGGTGATACTCTGCGAGCAGCTGGTGGTGTTATTAATAACAACTTTCTTGAGGTTTATACCTATCTAGGAGCGGGGAGCACTACAACCCTATCTGCGCCTGTTTGGAGCACTACATCCGTAGGTATTAACACATTAAGGAATGTTGGTATTGGAACCACAAATCCAAGATTTGCTCTGGAAGTTGGTGCTGTTGGAGCATCAGGAACCACATTATTTGTAAATGGTGATGCACGAATCACTGGAATCTTAACTATTGGAACTTCGTCTATCACTCTTA